TATGGTTGGTTTAGTAATTTCATATTGTGAATTTACTAATCCGTTGAGATAACCTTAACCTTGCAAATCTTACCCTCAATCGTAATTCTAATCTCCTTCCCAATTAAACATCTCTTCGCCTCCTCAGGTGTGGCTAGTCTTACATCATCTCTTATGCAATTTGTAAAAGGACGACTCTCATCGCAGTAGAAAAATGTGTTCCCGCTTATTCTATGTATCCTAAACAAATCACCAACTCTTGTCCTACCGCCGTAAATCCTCCAGTAATCTGTGTTCAACGCAACTACCACATCCCCAACTTCGATATTTTTTCTCTTCTTAACATCAGAATGGTCAAGTAGGTGGTGCATAGCATTTTTCTGGGCATTCAGTAAGGAACAACTATCAGAAAATCTAAAGACCTTTTTGTTTTCGTCGTTTCTCTGAGGTCTCATTATTATGTAACCATACTGGACTTCCTTGTTTTTATAACAAACATCAAAATCCATAGTCATATCATAATGTGTTCCTATTGCTTTAAAAATACCATCAATCTCTTCCATATCTGTGTGTTCATTAACGGCGTCTATCCTTTTACTTATGCTATCATACAAATCCGCCGGTCTAAAATCCTCCTCATTGCATAGATATGCATATCGTTCTCTACCCTCAGGCATCCAATCTTCACGACTCAAAAAGAGTTTAGCTGGTGTATCTAAAATTATCCCAAACCTATAACCCCCAAGTCGATTAGTTTTATATATAGTGCCAATTTTTCCTTTCTCTGGATTATGGGTAATCTCTACCCTATCACCTTTCTTATACTTCATTTTTTACCTCCTTTTACATTTTATTTATATTCACATCTATACTCTCTCAATTATAGGTCCTCTCTTCTTACTCCCCCCACTAACTCTCTTACTCCGTGATTTAGCCCTCGCCCGTTTAGTAGTGCCCATCCTCTCCCTACGAAGTTGTTCTATCTTATCTCTCACCGTTTGTTCATCATCCTTGTCAAAATCAATCTTCGGCATTGTATCACCTCCCTTAACATAATATCTACATCTCTTTATTTTCAATGGGTATAATAGGTTGTGAGTTAGGCGATACATACTTTCCTTACACCCAACTATCCAACTGTTTCCCGCCTCTCTCCACCTCAACACTCCCTTGGTGAATACGAAATGTTTGCAATTATGACACTTATACCCTCTACACTCTCCTTCTCGTTCACGACGAGTTACCCGCATATTAAAATTCCTTTAATATAAATGTATTTGATACATCTTTAACATCTACCAAATCCACATCAAAATCACTGTTCTTCAATATCAGCCAATAACTCCACTTCCCCTTACCTTCCAATAATGCTAAGAAAAAGTCTCTCTTATTATTCTTGACAATCTTGGCAATCATATCAATCCCTCCACATATTAACAGCTAATATTATATCATTATTACAAGCCTTTCTCAACTCATCAACCAATAAGAGTGCTTCCTCCAAGTTTGCCGCTTTGTAGTTTGCGTTTACCACTTTTGCTTTACTAAAAAATTTAACCCTAATATGCATTGCCACCACCCCTTATTATCTCTTATTATTTGTTAAATTGTGATTCTTATTATTTGTTAGTGTTATTGGTTTAGTAAATTCAATTTATGAAGTTACTAATTAAATGAAGGTCCTATTATTGTCAATTCAATAGCTAAATTATCCAGAAATTCCAATCCCATCTCTTCTCTCACCTTATATAATGGTTTTATATCATCTCTCACCGATGCCTTTGTCCAACATCTTGGACACATGCATTCTAATTGTTCATCTATATCTTGAATAAACCCACTTCCACATTGTCTACATTTTCTTGTTAGAATTGTTTGTTTCATTTATTTCATTTCCTTTCTGTTTAGATTTTTGAATATCTACTTTACACTAATTTGACTTAATGATGCAGATTTAAAATTAGTAAGATAAAACTCTTCGCTCCCCTCCATCTTTTCAACATCGTGGGGATTTCTTGTATTACGAAGTTCATTAAGTCTGCTATCTACAAAATACTCCTTATTACCAATCTTTACAATAGGTAAAGACCTCATCTCTCACCTCCCTTTCACTTAGATTTACAAAACTTGTTTTGATAGTTGTTTGAATAGATTTATCGGTGGGTTTTTTATAATTATAATGTTTGAATTTATAACTTTGCATATAAATCCTTTTAGTTATTGAAGTTATGTCAAGTATATCATATAAAAATGGGCTTGTCAAGTTTTATTTTTTGATGTAAGCCGTTGTTATTATTACATTTATGAATTTTAGGAAAAATAGTTCGTGAGTAAAAATTCTTGTTTTTTGTGGGTAATATATTGTGTAGGGGATATATTGTTTTTAAGGGTAATATATTGTTATAATTATACCTTTAGGTATAGGGTAATATATTGTTATTGTCGGGTAGTAAAATCAAATAGTTAAAAATATAACTTGACAAGTAACGTTCCATAGTGTATAATGGTTATGTTATTAGGAAACACAAACTAAAAAGAAAGGAGGTGAAATAAATGTATAAAGGTAAAATAAGCGCCACGATACCTGACGCACCAGAAGGAAAGCAAGTGGTAAGCAAGGTTGTTGAGGTTGCTGAAAACTTTGCTGACGCGGTTAAGCTGTTTGGAAGTGAACAGAAGGTTATTGATTTACTCAATCAAAAGTATAAGATTGATGTGCAGAATGCCTTAAGACGTGAAGGGCGTGTAAGTCTTGGTTTGGTTGAAAAGAAAAATGGTTCAGCAAAGGGCAAGGGTATAGCAAGAGCATAACCATTAGGTTACGTTAAGAGAAACCCCTAAAATAAAGTTATACAGAGAGATAACATTTTAGGGGTTTTTTGTTATCTATTTGGATAGGTAAACTGGTATGTTACACCCGAAGGGTGTGGGTTTAGTAAGTTCACATTTTTGGGGGGTAGTAATATCTTGCTAATTTGGGGATTTTGTTGTTGCCGTTATGGATATTTTTGAGGTGTGTTTTTGTTGTAAGTTGTTTGTTTGTAATGGTTTAGGTTAAAAAGTTATGGGGTTATGGAAGTTATGGAGTAGGGTTGGCGCGAAAGGTAAAAGTGTTGTAAGTATATATATAATATATAGATATATAAAATATATATAAATATAAATACCTACCTTTCCCGTTTTTTGACACCCCTCCATAATTCCATAATTCCATAACATTGTCGGTAAACCGATGGGATATATAGGGTTATATCAATTTCGGCGTCCATAACTGCCAAAAAAGTCCATAACTTTGGATGTAAACTGATAAAACATATAGGGTTATGGCATATTTAACTTCTCCGGTTTCATAAGTTCAAATGTTATAATTATAATATATGAAGTTATGAATTACTTGCCGGTATGCTTTATGGTTGAAGGTGTGCTGTTAAATATGGCATTTAACCTACCCCACCCGTCCCCCAATGGCTTTTTAATATACACAATACCCTCTAACATAACCAGAACCTAAAATGAGTTTTGAAATATAACTTCATATATTATAATTATAAAACTTGAATTTATGAAATTCCACAGATTTCATATTTTTAACTTGACAAACACCTTTTTATAATGTATAATTATAACGTATTAGGGAAGTAAATTATATCATAAATTCAAATGTTATAATTATAATTATTGATTTTATAAATAACTAACTCTGGCAAGAAGAGTAGTGCACTACTATCTGCAATAGTTGGATGTGCTACTCTTTTATTTTTGCCAGTTTCCTTCACCATTATGGTGGAGATGAGAGGTGTTGTTATGGCTGTAGAAGAACATTCGGAATGTACTAAGGGACAGTATCCTGATAAACTAACCAGTCGACATAGGGCGTTGATGAGATTGCAGGTCGCTGGTCTCCCATTGAAAGATGCAGCTAGGGATGCTGGATACACCCTCGCAAGGGCAAGTCTCATCGTGGGAAGCCCCTTGTATAAATTTGAGAAGAGTAAGATGGAAGAGGAACTTAGGAAGAGGTTTATAGATGCCGAGGGGAGTAAGATAACTGTTGACGCGGTTAGGAAGAGATTTAAGGATGAGGCTCTCAATTCCATTGATAAACTTGTCAAACTACGGGATGGGGCACAGTCTGAAAGGGTGCAACAGATTAGTGCTATGGATATTTTAGATAGGTCGGGATATAAAGAACCTGAAAAGTTGGAAGTAGATGCAATCGTGGAAGTTGGAGAAGGATTAGCTAATGCCCTTAAGGAAGCGGTTGTTGCTATAAGGAGTAAGAATGGCTCAGCTGTTGAGAAATGAAATAAATGTTGTTAGGGATTTCAGTATGGAAAACTTTTGGTTTTTCGTTCAATCATTGTTAGACCCGAAGTTTTACGATGCCATATTTCATAGGGGATTGTGTAATTTTTTTCAGACATCTAAAAAAGACAAGTTAATTGTTTTGCCTAGAACATTTCTAAAGACCACAATAACATCCTTATACGCATTGTGGAGAACTACAAAAGACCCATCATTACGGGTTTTAATAACATCCAACACATCTCCCAACGCTGAGAAAACAGTAAGGTCTATTAGGTCTATTGTGGAAAATAATAAGTTATATCAACTATTGTATCCCGATAGAATACCTCACTTTAGTAGAGTTAGGTGGAGTGATAGATGTGCCTGTCTTCAACGGCCTGAAGATTTTCCTGAGGGGACATTTGAGGCTGTTGGTGTTGGGGCTAATATTATCAGGCGACATTATAATATGATAATTGAGGATGATACCGTTGCACCTAAGAAAGATGAGTTAACTGGGGAGGAAGCCATGCCGAGTAGAGACGACATAGAAAAGGCAGTAGGTTTTCATAAACTGACAATTCCCCTCTTGATTAACTTTGAGGAAGATGAGAGGATTGTGGTAGGAACGAGATGGGCTAGTTATGACCTCATCAATCACGTTATGACTAATGAAAAATTTGACAACTTTAATCAACCCGCTATAAATAAGGAAGGCAAACCTCTCTACAAACGTTTTTCCCTTGACACACTTGATAGTATTAGGATGGGTATGGGCACACATATGTTCCACTCTTTATATCTCAACCAACCACTCGCCAAGGAGTTTATGAGTTTCAATCCCGATTGGATAAGATATTTTACCGACTTACCAGAGGGAGAAGAGGGTGCTGGAACGATTAGTATTGACCCCGCCGATCCACCTACGGGGAAGAAGACCCAAAATAGTTGTGCCATTGTGGGGGCATTTCACACGAAGAGTGGGATGTATGTAGAAAGGTATAAGAAGGGTCATTATACGGAACAGCAAATAATTAAAGAAGCGTTTGCGATGGCGGATTTGCTTGGTTATATTAAAATAAGAATTGAGGTGGATAGATATGCCAACTTACAATATGCAATGAAGGATGAGATGGAGAGGTTGGGGAAGCATTATATTATTGATGCTGTCAAGACGAGAGGTAGAAAGAAGGAAGCGAGGATTATGGGATTAGCTCCTCTGTTTGAAGCGGGAGTTGTGTGGATTAAGAGAGGGATGAGGGAGCTAGAACAAGAGTTGTTTGAATTTCCCTACGGGGCAACGGATGATTTAATAGACGCATTAGCTTGGCAATTACCATCCCACAGGACGATTAGATATATTAAAAAAGCTAAACCTAAAATGAAGAAGAGGTATAATGAGTTTAGTTTCGATCAGATTATGAGGAGCACGAACCCTAGGAAGATGCGGTATCCTTTTCAAAAACAGTTGGGATTGAGTGTAATGCATTAGTAAATTCAAATTTTGAATTTACTAAAATACCACCTTGGTGGTTGGAGGTTGTAATGAGTAGATATCTTGGGAAGTATGATATTAGTAGGAATATCGATGTAGATGAGAGTGGAGATAGTCAAGTTGCTCACAAGTGTCAGTTGTTTGGATATATTATATCTAATACTGGGACGGGTCAACAGGCTCTTTATTTAAAACTATACAATAAGGCTACTGCTCCCACTGTTGGAACAGACACCCCCGTTATTACAATATGTGTGGCTAGTGGGGATGTGATTTTTGGGGAGTTTAAGGGTGGTATTGATTTTAGTTTAGGTATTGGGGTTGGGTGCACAACGGGTGTGGCGGATAATAACACTGGTGCACCTGGGGCTAATGAAATGATAGTTAACCTATTGTATAAATAAGGGGGGTAGGGCATGGCACTAAATAAGAGAGTTAAGATTGGAGGCTCATATTTCAAGGGGTATAAATTAACAGTGGCTGCTGCAGTCGGGGATTATATTCAAAAGATAGAGTATACAAGGCCGATGTCGGTAAGTGCAATATCTCTAACACCTACTGTGTTTGGGGATGGTGATTATGTCAAGATACAGAGGATGGATGAGAATGATGTTGAGAAGGATGTATTAGCTGAGACGGTGTATATGTTAGGGGCTAAGGTGAGTGTTATTTTGGAATTGAGTGCTATTGAACCCTTTGAGATAGGGGAGCAGTTGTGGGTAACTTACACAAGCGCGGCTGGTTTAGCACTAACAGAACATATCCTTGTGGATTATGTGAGGTGAGATGAATGAAGATAAAGAGTGGCGAACCAACTGAACTAGGCAAAGAAGAGAAGATTGTAAAACTCAACGCACCCTTAACTATTGAAGATGTGAGGGTTGTTAAGAAAGAGATGATTGTGGATTGGCCCAAACTTAATATAGTCCCTACTACAAAGTATGTTGTTAAAGAGGAGGCTACTAAAAAATATGTATCAAAAGAAGAGCCGACTACAAAGTATGTTACGAAGGAAGTCGATACGACAAAGTATAATGTTAGGGAAGAAACTACAACCAAATACATACCGAAGGATGAAGAAACTATTAAATATACCATTAAGAAAGTTCCTACGGAGAAGTTTATACCTGTTGAAAAGGAAGTAGATTTAATTACATATAAAGATTTAGGGGCTATAAAGGAACTGTTAAAGATTTTACCAGAATTGATGAAACATCTAAAAACTCTCAAGGAATATAAATTGGTAACTGAAGAGATTAAGGTTCCAGATGTTAAATACATACCTACGGAAGTGCCGAGAGTTGTGTTTAAGGACATACCCAAGGAGAGATGTGCCGTTTGTGGAAGAGTTGTTTAATAAAAGGTGTAGATTATGGGGATAAAAATAGAAGACCCGGGATATGAGAGGATTACACTTCACCAGTTGAGTGATGTAACTATCACTGCACCAGCTGATGGTGAGGTATTATCCTATGATCTAGTTAGTGGGGAATGGATAAATCAAACATATAGTGAGGCTGGGTTTGATGGTGTTTATCTTAGATTAGACGGCACTAATTCCATGACAGGGGATTTGGGAATAGGGATTACTGCCACTGAAAAACTCCACATAGCCAATACCGCTTCTACTGATGACTGTAAGGTTTTATTGGACACTTACTCTACTGGGCAGACTGACTATTCAAGATTAACGTTTAGAAAGTCCGACCACAATACCATAGGCACTCTTGCCCAAACTGATGATAGCGATTATTTGGGCATGATTAGTTGGAAAGGTGTAGATAACACCACCGCTTGGGATGAAGGTGCACATATATACGCAATACAGCGTGGTGCGGCAGGAGCGTATATCCCTGCCAGTATCCACATGGAAACCTATTCCAATGCGGCGATTAATAGCAATCAATTAGTCTTATATCAAGATGGTAATGTAGGTATAGATATAGCTGTTCCTTTGGCGCAACTCCATGTGGTTAAAGCAGATACTCAACTCATCCTTGCATATGATACGACTAATAAAGTATCCTTTAAGACTGAGTCTGATGGTGATCTTACCCTTGATAGTAATAAAGCCAGTTATGATATTGACTTAACAGACGCTAATATAATCACTACAGGCAATATAGACCTCAACCCAGCCGTAGCGAGCGGTTTACCCAATGGAATTATAGATATTACCAATAGCACAGCGATAGGTGCGAATACCCACTGGACAGGTCTTAGAATAAGCGGGGAGAATCTTGACCCCTCTGGAACTGACACAAGAATAAGAGGGATTGCTCTTAACTTTGAAGATACGGTGGTTGGTGATGCCGCTTATGAAATGGATTTAGATGCCCTTCGGATAGTATTACCTGCTACATCCACTCAAGACGCTATTAGGATTAAGGGTGGAAAAGTAAGATACCTATTTACCCCTACTACCAATGCTCTTGCACATCATACCGCTTTTGATGTGGTTGTAGATGCTTCTGGGCAGGATGCCTCAAGCGAAACTCATGCGTTGGATGTTGCCCTTGCTAATGGTTTATCGGGGACGGTAGCCGCAGTAGGCACTCATACAGGTATAGACCCAATACACCAGCACATTGGAACGTTTACCGCTATTACCCTTGATGCCTTATACATAGAAGGAACAGGATATGCTTCATTTACAGATGAGAATATATGGGCTAATGATGATGACGCTCTTTGTGTAGGCTATGATACAGTATGGGATGAATTGGAGCTTACCTTTGATACTGCTGCCACTAAGGATTGTTTCCTTACTTTCTGGTATTGGAAAGACCTCCCGACAGACGCTTGGGTGCAATTCTATCCTGAGGATGATACTGATGGAGGTAGACAGAATGGAACTATCAGGTGGGATGGCTCAGACCTTACTGACTGGCTGGATGCAGACCCCACAGGGCAAGGTGATGGTTATTGGATTAAGATAAGACGGAATAGGGTGTCAGACCCTGGCACAGTTAACCTTGCAAGTCATAAATATTTAGTAGCTACAGCTTATTATTGGGATAAGACTGGCAATATAAATGTCAACACTATTACTGCCGCGGGTGATGTCAAGATAAATTCAGGTTTACTCCACATAGAAAAGGACCAAGATGCCCTTACTGAAATACGTATAGACAATGATACCGCAGGTGATAATTATACTATGGGGTATACCATGTATGATGGGGCTGACAAGAAAGCCTCGTTAGAGAGGGATAATAATTTAGGATATCTTGTCCTTAATAATACTGGTGGTTTGTTACAGTTAAAGACTACAACCTCGGGTGATATTCTCTTCTCCCCTGCGGGCCTTGCCTATATCGGTGACAATAAGAAGTTTGCCTTTGGTGGTGCTGCTGATACTGATTCTTATATCATGTGGGATAATGCCAATTCAGAACTTGATATATATTCCTCTGGTGATGTAGCTGTAACCGCTGCTAACCTTACCCTCTCTGGCGACCTTGCTGTTAATGGTGGAAGTATTACTACTACAGGAGATTTAACGTTAGACCCTGGTGGAAACAGTGTTTTAGCAGGAACCACATTATTGTTTTCTACTGTTACTGCAAGAATAGGTGCTAATGAAGGAACAAACGATAATTTAATTTTAACTGCTAAAGGTACAGGAACGTTATATTTACAACATGACGATGGAACTGGGGGTGTCAACTTTGGGAATGGTGCGCTGGGCGTAGTGGCAAGCATGAGTAATACTGGAGCTTTATCTCTCAACAGTAATTTAACAATTAACAATGCATCTTATGCTCGGCTTTATTCTTCAGATGAAGCTGAATATGGTCAGTTACAAATGGGCGACCAAGATTTTACTATTTCAACTGGGGGGACGAATGATAGAAATATACTTTTAAACCCTGCTACAATGGTTAAGGTGAGTGGTGGTCTTAACTTAGCAGATAACATACAACTTATGTTTGGAACCGATGAAGCGGCGGATAGCTATATCACTTTTGATACAACTGACCTTGAACTACTATCCTCAGCAGCAATAAAATTAACTACCACAACGGGTGTAACAACGAATGGGAATATTATCGCAGATGGCTATATTACCTGTGGTGTTGGAGACTCTACCTTTTCAGTTGCAGACCATGGAGCTAAAACCTGTATAATTCTTGAGCAGGAAGATGTGAGTGAAGGGTGTATAGATTTTGTAAGCACTGGGGCTATTGATAGGGGAGCGGTGGCGACATCAACAAGTAACTCAGCAGCGAGTGTGAGAGTGGAGTTAAATGGGACTAAATACATAGTTCCATTATTTACAGATGCATAAAAAAGGAGGGAGTATGAAGAAGATTGATTTGAATATTACATTACCAGAAGGGGTGAATAAAGGGGAGCAGAATATATCTGGTATTGAGCTTGCCAAGAATTGGATAGGCTCAGCATTACAGAGGGCAATCAATAAACCAGATGCAAAGACCAATAGACCTACTGTTAATGTTGGTATGGAAGTGCAGAGGAAGTATTTCAGGGTTATGGATACCCTTGATAAGGCTGTTGATGGAATTGCGGAGATTGAAGATGGTGACTATGATTTCCTTAAGAGGAAGTTTAGCCAGGCACAATTCCCCGTTCAAGGTGGAGTTAATGAAATTTTGGTTGCGATTGAGGAAAGGATAAACAAAGCTGAGTGAGGTGAGATATGTATAGGAAAGTAGTTGTTAGTGATGTGGAAGGAAACAAGATTAAATTAGAAGTATTTCCAGAGGATAACAACATGTTAAAAACGGTTAAATGTGAAATAAATATGCCACTAAATTTAAGAGCATGTTTAGATAACATAATCAAGGAGTGTAATGTGTTTATGAATGCCAACACAATCAATAAGATTGAGGTTGAGGAGGTGGAAGAGTAAGATGGATGGATTAGGACAAGGGGGTAAGCCGAGATTTGGCAAACCTAGAACGGACGCGGAGAGGAGAAGGTTGCACAAGAAGAAGTATGGAACATCTAAGCTGCCAAAGAGGGGAACTGGATATTTAGCTCAAGCAGCACTCTTAGCTAAATAAGGGGTTGATATGTCTGAAGAGATTAGGAGTTTTTATAAGAAGGCTGGTTTAGCTGCCCCTGATGGTAAGGGAATTCATACGGAGAGGTTTCATAAGACAGCTATTGGTATTAAGAAGAAGAACCCAAGTTATCCCATGTCGAGATGTTATAAAATAGCAATGGGCACCGTTGGGAGAGATAAAGCGGTTTATAAGTCTCATAGACGGGAAGGTTATTTGGCAGAGGCTTCTAAAACTGTATAGGTTAGTAAATTCAAATTTTGAATTTACTAAATAGGATATGTTTGAGAAAGAGATAAAGAAGTTTTTATTGGATACTAAAAATACTTGCCATTACAAACAGGCATTTATTCCAAAAGGTTGGACATGTGTTCATATTGACACGGCGTCTAAAGATTTGAATGAGATACTCAACATGAAATATAGGAAGGTAAATAAAAATGGCAAAGCATGACATTGATAAGTGGAGAGATAGGATAGATGCGGGAATAAGATATAAGGAAAAGTTCGGGAACTCCAAGAATTGGAGCACCTATAAGGACTATTATAGAGGTAAATTTCCTGGCTATACCTCCTCCCTAGACAGTGGTGGGGTGTTACCCTTCAATTTAGTGTATGCTATGAAGAGCACCTTAATACCTAATGTGTATTTTAGAAATCCATATATGACAGTTAGTCCTAGATATAAACCAAATATGGAGATACATGCCAAGGTTGTTGAGGCGGTTGATAATTGGCTAATTCAGGAACTTGCTATTAAGAAGGCTATGAAACATTCGGCTGGTAGTGCTTATTTTACTAATAAGGGGTTTATTAAGGTGGGTTATGATAGTGAGTTTGGATTTGCTCCCAATAAAGTTCAATCAGACCTCGGATTTAATGATACAACATTTACATCTTTTAGTAAGAAAGGGGAGCAAATTGAATATAACACCAACATCAAACCCGGTATGCCTTGGGCTATATCTGTTCCGTCAGAAAACATCATAGTGCCTTTCGGTTTGTATGACTTTGATGACTGCCCTTGGATTGATCATGTTGTGATTAGACCACTTGAGGATGTAAAGGCAGATACCAAATACACCAACACCAAAGATTTGTCAGGAACCCATATTGAAACTCTCAAGAAAGACCCACTTAAGGCGCAGTTTTATAGTGAATTGGAGAAGGATGCAGAGTATGTTGAGTTGCATGAGATAAGGGATTTGAGGAGTGGGCAGATTATGGTAATGGTTATGGGTCATCCTAAGTGGTTGAGGGGACCGGAAAAGGATGTGTTGCAGTTGGAGGGTTTACCCTTTGTGGATGTTGGGTTTAATGATGACACCGAAATATTCTGGGGGCCGAGTGATGTTCAGATAATGGAACCACAGGTTCTTGAAATGAATGAGGCGAGAACCCAGGCCATGTTACATAGGAGAGTTGCATTACTTAAGTTTATGTATGAAGATGGGAGTATAGAACCCGCTGAGTTGGATAAGATGCTTAGTGAGAATGTGGGACCGGCTGTCAAAACCAAGGGTAAGCCGGGTGAGGTAATATCAATTCTCCAACCTAAGATACCCCTAGATTTAGTGAGTTGGACAGACCTCATCAGGAGTGATGTTAGAGAGTTGTTGGGGCAGGGTAGACATCAAATGGGGGAAACATCTAGGAGTGCGAGAACCACGGCAACGGAGGCTAGTATAGTTCAGATGGCACACGACTTGAGGATGGATGAGAGAAGAGATATGTTGGCTGACAGTCTTGTTAAGGTAATGAGGAAGCTTAATCAAATTGTATTCAAATTCTGGAGTGCTAAACGGGTTGTGCAGGTTGTTGGGTATGATGGAGCGAGGTATTGGATTGAATATACCAATGAGGGTATCAGAGGGGAGTATAATTTGACAGTTGATGTGGAGAGTATGACCCCAACTACTAAGGCTCTTAAGAGACGGGATTTGGTGCAGCTAATTCAAGCCCTAGGTAAAAATCCTCGGGTTAATATAGATTATTTGTTGAAAGCCCTTTTGAGGGAATTTCCTTATATTGATGCTATGAAAGTATTACCAGAGGCTCCCGAAACAATGGGTGGTAAACCTATGAGTGTTGACCAGTTTGCTGGACAACAACAGAAATTACTAGCCAGTCCTGAAATGCTTGGTGCGAGAACGAGGAAAAATGCTAGTATGGTTGGAGGGGCATAATGAGTAAGATGTTTAGGAGAGATTGGGCGAGTAGGTTGAAAGGGAAGAGAGTTGCGATTATCTGCCCAAAACACGGATTTTTCGCTTTACCTGAATGTCCTAAATGTGCAGAGGAGGAAAGTAAAGCTGTTGCAGGACCTGCAATGCATGTTTGGAAGGCTAGGTATTTCAGGGATTTAGATGTTAAACCTATTTATGTGGAGAGCAAGAGACAGTTGAGGAAAGAATGTAGGAAACGAAATCTTAAGGCGGCATGCCTTATGTAAAGGAGGTGAATTGATGTAATGCCTAGTGCGCAGAAAGGAATAGAGAGAGTAGAGTCTGCAAAGACAATCGAAAAACCTATTACAAAAGATGTTAAGGAGAAGGTTGTCTCGACCAAGGTAGGTGAGGTAGGTGAGGTAAATAAGGTAGAAGAGGTTGCGAAGGTATTAGACACCAAACCTATTGCGACAGTCTATGTTAAGGTTTGGAAGGATAAGCCTGTTGAGGTAAAGTTTGAGGGTAAGGTTGCTGGAGTTCACATACCCAGAATTAAACGGAAGTTAACGAGAGCCTATCTCGATAGGAAGAGAGAGATTAGGAGAGGCAAATAAAATAGGAGGATGGCAATGGATTTACATTACAAATATTCATCACTTTTTCAAACCTATACCCCAATGTGGTTTGCTAAAGAAGGCGATGGTGATGGCAATGGTGGTAGTGGTGATGGTGATGGAGACGGCAAAGAGGGAAACGCTGGCAAGCTAGCGGAAGATTTAGCAGTAAGCAAAAGCCAAATAGATTCTTTAAATACGCAGTTGAAAGATGCGCAAGAGAAGCTGCAGGCTGCTGACAGTGCTCTTCTCAGTTCAGACTACCTTGAATTTCTTGACAAGAAGGAAGCTGGTGGAGATAAAGGTGACGATAAGGGAGACAAGGGTGATAAGGGTGATGATAAGGTGGATTTTGAAGAGATGTCAAAGGCGGAGATAGTTAAGTTTCTTGGAGATAAGAGTGCTAAGGAGTTGAAGGCAATTAAGGATGCCAGTGAGAAGAGTATTAAGGAACTTACTGATAGGGTGTCATTTTCGTTTGCCCAACTCGATATTATGATGGCCCGTAAGGCACACCCAGAATATGACTGGGATGCTAATAAGAAAGCTTTCTTTGATAAGGCCAAGGAAAACCCAAAGTGGGATGCTGAACACGTTATTAGGGATATTCAGCGCGACCTGAGGGATGAGGCTGAAAAGAAAGCGAAAGAGGTCAAAAATAAGGAAGAGAAGGATAGGAAGGCACTCACCGAGAAGGGAGGTAGTCTGTCTCCCGATACTACGCAGCACAAACAGTTGAGTAAGGAAGAAGCAGCGGACATAGCTTACAGAGAGTCGTTTGGTACTAAAGAATAGAGGTGAATTAAATGGCAGCTCCGACTTATACGGAAACCCTAAATGCTATGTATGCAACTACATGGCAGTTGAGGCTTGCCAAGATTATAGATAACATCTATACCGCTACTCCCTTCTTCTATCTTATGAAGAAAAAAGGTAGAATGGATACACAATCAGGTGGTAGGTGGATTGAGCATGTTCTTAACTACGGGAAGAATGAAACAACCAAATTCATCGGGAAAGGTGAGTCTGTATCACTGGAAGCTACAGATACCATCACCACAACCCACTGGGATTGGAAGTATCTAACTGGTCACATTATTAGGTATTTTGCTGATTTCCAGAAGAACAGAGGTAAGGCAGCGTTAATTAAGAAGGTTAATGCAGATATTGACAACCTTCAAAATAGCTTAATTGACGCGACTGAAACAGCCCTGTTTGGTGATGGAACTGGTGATGATAACAAGGCGTTTGATGGATTGGACAACATTGTGGCTGAAGCACCCGCAACGGGAACGGTAGCTAATCTAAATAGGGCTACATATTCTTGGTGGCGTAAACTTGTTGCGCCCCTAAAATCATCACTTATAAGGGGAAACCTGAGATGGCAATCCCTTGCAAGCAGTGGAGTAATTTAATGAAGCAGCAAAAGTGTTTTTTATACGCATATGCAGCTGGTTTGGTTGACGGAGAAGGATGCATTATGATAGTAAAATGTAAGTCTTGTCTATCTAGACCAAAACCGTGTAATTACTTCTACTCTAAATTAGTTGTTGGAATGTTAGACAGAGAAGGTATTGACGTTCTACAGGGCTTGTTTGGGGGTAGAATAAATAGTTATATGTGGGGAGAGAAGATGGGTTACTATTGGGTTATTCAGGCTAATAAAGCATTAGAACCCCTCAAGAAACTCTACCCATTTTTGCGTGTAAAAAAGGCGCAAGCTGAAGTCGCTATAGCTCTTCAAACTCGTGTTAGTAACCATTTCTCTCGCAGAACAATTACTCCTGAGGAGTTGAAAGTGAGAGAACATTATTTCAATAAAATAAAAGAGCTACGCAAATCTACTCCACGTGCAGCAGTAGAGACTAAGCGTGATGACTTCTCTCTCAGAAGAGAAGAAGCGATAGTCCAACTCTATGAGAAACCAATCATAGAAAGAGTTAACGAACAAGTATAAAGACATGAGTGGTGAAGCAGCGTCTGTATACCTTACCAAGCGTATGAGAACTATGTTCAATGATTGCGGCGCCGGTGGTGAAGGTATTAGTAGATTTCCAGATATTATCATATGTGCTCAAGATACATATGAGTTGTATGATGAGGAGTGTTTGGAAATTGGTAGAATTCTTATGGGTGATAAGAAGATGGCTGACCTTGGATTTGGTGATTTAGCCTATAAGGGGAGACCAATGACTTGGTCACCTAGCTGTAAAGATGAGTCAATGTATTTCCTAAATACGGCATTTTTGAAGTGGATGGTTGACCCTATTGAAAACTTCACCCTAGGTAGCTGGTTGCCAATTATTGACCAACCTAGAGATGTTGTAGCCCACACGATGACAGTTGGTAACTTAGTAACTAGTAATTGTAAGAGACAGGGTGTTATTTTCAACATCGCTGAATAGCAATAACCTAACCTAACTAGGCTTAACATTTGGATAGGTAGTTAGGTTACTTATCCACTCTCCCTGAGGGGAGTAAAGGAGGAACTAGAATGAGTAGACAAGTAGGTATGGACAGAGGAGTAACAATTCCTAATCAAGGTATTCATGAGGTTAGCACTACACAAAAACATAGATTAGGGACGAGGTTGGTTAGAGGTGATAGGGTTTATAAATATGCACGTGCTGGAGGCACTTTGGTTGTGCATAGACTTTGTGCATATTACGATTATGGAGTGAGTGGTTGGGCAGTAGTTCCAACAGCAACACCTGCTGGACAGAATCAGATATATGCAACAATTGGTGCAGCTGAGGGTGTGGCTAGTGATGGTGCCGTTGCAGCTCATGAATTAGAAGGTGCTTGGGTTGTTGTGTTTAGATTGAATGCTGGTGCACACAACACGGATTATACATTCCAAATTCTTGACAACACTGCTGTTGCAGCTGGTGGTGGTAATACATTACTAACCTTGGATGCAGAGCTTCCATATGCATGTTCGACTGATGCATACACTGAAATCACTGGCAACATATACAGTGATGTTAGGATGATAACAACTGGTGCTAGAATGTTTGTTGGACAGCCTATGATTGATGCGGATGCTGGTGAGTATCTGTGGCTATTGACTTGGGGACCAACTTGGATAAATACTGAAACTGGTGCCGGTGGTGATGTGTTTGGTGATGGTAACGGTGAACAGCAAGCTGTTGCTGAGAATAATGGTAGTGTAATAATGCACGCTGCTGAGGATACAACTGCTGATGCCAATTTTAAACAGCACGTTGGGTGTGTTATTACTAGAGTTGCAGGTGGCGCTGAAACACAAGGCACCCCTTTGTTGTTTCTTCAAATCAGCTGTTAAGCAAGGGAGGTAAATAGGATGGAAGACAATAAGGTGTTAACTAAAGAGGAATACCTCGAGGAGTGCAAGGCAATCAGGGAAAAAGAAGCATCTAAGGAAGAGAATACAGATTAGTTAGTTGCTCCGCAGCCCTGACAAAGCACACCTGCCAATCATGACATTATGAGTGGAGAGGTTGGTGGGTGTGCTGCCCCACACTTTGTGTGGAAGGAGGATTAAAATGAGCTTGAAAGATAGTGTAATTGATGCTGCATTTGGGGGTAATAGAGACCCATTTAGGAAGATAGTTAAGTATGATGGAACACCCGATAATAACCTAGAAATTACAGCTACATCCCCTTATGGTAAAGGCACCCTTTGTTTTGATTATACAAATAGTCAAGTTTACTATAAGACGGATACAGATAGTACTGATTGGACGTTAATTGATTAACCTAAAAGTGATGAGAGATATAATAGCAATTCTAATTGTTATTTCAATCTTGTTTATAATTAGGTTATGTGAAAGGGAGAATTGTATTATGGCAGATGAGTGGACTGGTGTTTCTAGCTATTATACAGATGAGAGTGTAGACCCAAGGTGGGGAGGTGTTACGAAGAGTGGTGAGAAGTTTGATGAAACCAAACCCACCTGTGCTGTTCTACCAAGTCAATGGAAAAAACTTAAGGGTAGAAAGTTGAGGGTTACCAGTGTGGATACAGGTAAGTCTGTTGTGGTTAAGGTTAATGACACTGGCGGTTTTGAGAAGTATGGGAGGAGCATTGACCTGTCTAAGTCTGCCTTTGAAACAATAGCACCACTCAACAAGGGTTTAACTAACGTGAAAATTGAGGTGGTTGAAGATGGCGATGAATAGAGAACAGTTAAGGAGTGAGGTAAGGGAAAACATTAAGAGGACAGCAACGGCCTTTGCTGACACGAGAATAGACACCCATCTGGATTGGGCACAAGAGAGGATAGCCGACCTTCACACGTTTGAGGAGATGAGAGTATCTGATACCTTTAGCACCACAGATAGTGTGAAGAACTATTCCTTTCCTGAGAGGATGAAGGATATATTTTCCATGGCATTACAAGATGGGGGTTCATCCAGAAAGCTGTCCTATGTGCCGGCGAGGGAATTCGATCTTAAGGTTCCAAGAACTCAAACATATAGCACCGGCATACCTAGTTGTTATGTAGACTATGGAACATCATTTGATTTATTCAAAACTCCCGATGATATTTATGTAGTAAACAGGCGCTTCTCCCAATATCCAAGGTCGTTAAGCACAGATACGATGGTGAGTGATTTGGTTAGGAAAGATAAGATTATTGTTGCTGGAGCAACGTCGTTTGGTTTCTGGGCGCTTAGAGAAGTTGAGGATGCCGAATATTGGGACAGTATTATCTTTGCTAAATTGATGATGGAGGCAGTAGCCACAGATCATAGTGCAGTGGATTGGACACCTATCGCTAGAGGGTTTAGAGCTAGAGGTAGAGGGTTTGGTGGGGAGTTTTGGAAATCTCCATTTGTAAGACGCTGGGATTAGTAATTTCATATTTTGAATTTACTAACCAATTAAGGAGGTGAATAGGATGTTTAGGGATATTGTTATGATAGTTATAGGTGCTGCATTGGTTGCTGGAACAATATATGGTCTATGGAGGTTAAAAAAGAGACAATGAAAAGAGCTATATTTGCGTTGGTTATGTGTGTAACGTTGATGGGTTGTGGAGGTATATCATTTCCTAAAATAACTACACCAAAGCCACCTAAGACAATATATGGGTGGAATGAGACTCAAAGGGAGACACCGAGAGCTTTGGTTGGTTCCGATGGAAAGGTATATGTGTTGACTGAGAGGGAGAAGACTGTTGAAGTTAATTTGGACACCACTCCAACCAAACTAACGTTTATGGAGAGGTTAGGGAACTGGATATCGGGTTTGGGTATTTTAGCTATGCTGGGATTGATTGCTGGATTGGTTTTGGCACCTGGTGCAACCATTGGGGTGTTGTTGAAGTTGTTTATGAAGTGGAAGAAGGCGATGAGAGAGACTGTTATAGCTATTAAGGATAGTGGTGCAGTGGCTAATGAAAATGGATTGTCTGATATGCTTAAGGCTAAACAGAGTGTGGAAACCAAGAAGTTGGTAAATGACATAAAACTTAAAACTTAAAATCTAATACATAAATTGGAGAATGATATGAATTCCTTGTCACAAAAAGTAGGTGGATTTGGGCAGTGGCTATCTTTGATTGCTGTAGTTATTGGAATAGCTATTGAAATACATTACAAAGCCCACATTGGTTTCGTAGTTGTAACCTCTGGGAGTCTTGGGTTTGCCGTTTTTACTAAGATTAAGTATTATAGCAGAGGGAGGTGAGATAAATGGCATTTGATAAAACTTGGGATGAAGCGGCACCTGGTGGCACTGACAATGTGAGTAGCGGGGATGATGAGATTAGAGATACGAGGTATGGGATTAGAGAGAGGTTAGCCGTTGACCATAATGCATATGCAACTGAAGCTGGGGAGTCTAATCTATATACTCATAAGAAGATTAGTTTAACAAAACTGGCGGCCGATCCTGGTGCATCAGCTACCCTTGGTTTTTTGTATGTTAAGGATATAGGTGCAGGGGTTTATGAATTGTTTTATGAGGATGCCGCGGGTAATGTTCTTCAAATGACGGATGCGGGTAGCTTAGTTGGAACCACTGCATTTAGGACTGGTGATTGGATAGTTAGTGAAACCACGGCGGCGAGAGCTGGATGGACTGATGTGTCAGCCACATATGAAGATAAGTTTATTAGAATAAGTAGTGGCACACCTCTAGATACAGGTGGGGCTAATACCCACACCCACGCCGCTGGGTCATATAGTGCTGGTGCCCACACCCACACAATGACGGTCAGCACTGTATCAGCTACAATTACGGCTGGGGAAGGTGATGCTAATCAGGCAACTCCAGGTCATACCCATACTGTTACAGCAGGAGCTGGTGGAGGTGGTGCGATTAGTGGAACTAGTGCATCAGCCAACAATATACCAGCTTATGTTCAAATAAGAATTTGGAGGCATAATTAAGATGACAAAGGACATAGATATATCTAAACCCACTACTCCCGGCATTGGTCAGGGGGGAGTGGTTATGTGTGACACTCTTCGAGGTCCTTGTTTGAAGAGTGGATGTGAGAAGTGGACGGAATTGTATTATGAAGGTAAGCCTGTGGGAAGATGTGCGTATGCATGGATACCTAAGCTTTTGATAGAATTGAGAGAGTCTGTTGATAAGTTGACGGAGGCGATAAAGAATTATGGCAAACCTGAGAGTGGGAAGCAAAGCACCGAAAAAGAAGGTTGAGTATCACTCCATTTACGCTCCAATTGATGGACTGCACTATTCTACATCAACACCAAGCACGATGATTGGAGAGAAAGAAACCCCAAATTGTAGTGAAGTTGTATTGGATAAGGGTATTGTATCAAAACAAACAGGAACTATCACATTTGGTGAAACTGGAGATACACCCTTGAATGGAAGTGTAATGCACATTGACCAATTTTACGATACCCAGGGTAATGAGAGACTCATTTCCCACACGATAAATGATGTATATTACTACGATACCACCAAAACCCATTTCTTCAACCTCACTCAAGGGACGGTAGTTGAGGATTGTGAAGATGCGTGGGAGGATAATGCTAATGTAACTGCTACGGCGGATACAACATATTTCTGGAGAGGAAGCAAGTCAGCTAAGGCAGCCATAACCAGCACCTTTACAACTGGTGTTGCTATGTATGAAAATTTTGGTGCTATTGATTTATCGGCATCTACCTATCTCCACTTCTATATAAGGAGTAGTATAGATACAATAGCTACCGACCTTGACATTAGAATTAGCGAACAAAATGCTGGTGGAACTGGGGCGAGTTATGAAGATGTATCGGTTCCAGCCCTGACGGCAAATACTTGGCAGGAGTGTAGTGTGGTGTTTAGTGGAGCAGCAGCTACACGTAATGCCGTCCTTAGCGTATCTCTCGTTGTGGCTAATGACCTTGATGATGATTATGATGTTTATTTAGATGATATTAGAGGGGTTGTTAAATTAACTGGTGATGAGGATAATCAATTCTGTTCTGAGATTGCGGTAGGTGGGGGAGAGGAGTTGTATGTATTTAATAATTATGTAGACCTAATTCAGAAGTGGAATATGGGTGACGCAACAACATCAGACCTTGATGGTTGTGATGGTGATGGTGCAGACCCCTTGGTTAAGACTAAGAAGATGATTGTATATGGGGAGAGGTTGTGTTGCTATCACGTATCTGTTGATGGAACAGCACATCCCCAGATGGTTAAGTGGCCTGTTCCTGGCGATTGTGAAGATTGGACTGGTGCGGGGAGTGGGTATAATAATTTGATTGGTGTGTTTGGGGTTGACTTTATACAAACTGCGGAAAAAATAGGAAACTACGTTGCGATATATGGGGAGAGAACCATTGCTCTCCAAGAGTATAGGGGGACTAGCGCTACCACCCCATATTCATTTATTACCAGGGTTAGTGGTATTGGATTAGCAGCACCAAAAGCTATAGTTAATTTGGGGGAGGAACACATCTTTCTCGGTTGGGATAATGTGTATAGTTACAAAGGTGGGAGAGAGGTAGAACCTGTGGGTAATAAGATACAACAAGAACTCCTTACAATTCTAAATCCAGAGTATATACACAGATCATTTATGGTGTTTCTTGAAGAGAAGAGTGAGATTAGACTTTACATTCCTACTATTGGAAACACAACTCCAGATACATACTTCTCTCTAAACATTAAAACTAATGGGTGGAGTAGGGGGCTTAGATCATATACAGGATTTGGGTATTATGCAAAACAATCAGCTCTCACCTGGGCAACTATGGCAACCACATGGGCGACTGAAACTATGAGGTGGGATGATAGAACACGTCTAACCCTCGCCCCACTAAATCTTTATGGTAATGGTAGCGGTAAGATATATCAAGACGACGACTCCCTATACACTATTGATGGAAGTGATGTAGATGCATGGTGGGACAGTAAAGATTTTGTAGTATCTGAGAGATATGTTAAGGAAACTACCAATTGGATGGGGATGTTGTTTGAGGGGAGAGGTAGTAGTGTTGACATCTATACAAGCACAGATTTTGGAGAGACTTATAAATTTATAGAAACAGTAACTCTATCAAGTAAGTGGAGTGGTTATGAGGTGGACTTTGAGGAATGGTCTCCTCAATGCCGGGTTAGGTTCAGAAATAACGGTAGTGGTTATTTTCAGTTTAGACAGTTTGAGATGAAATTTGTGAGAGGTTCTGATAGGTAGGGAGGTATGTTATGGGAGTTGAGTTGGAAGGTGGTCTTGAAATAAAGTTACCACCAGACCTTAAGTTTGATGAGCCAAATGATAATGAAAAGAGGGTGGAGGATTATTTAAGGAGATTGGCAAGGGCACTTGAGGATTATAGTAGGGGTGCTTATGGTGATGTAGAAGGGATGGATAGCACCGTTATTAGAACCGATAACACAACTGCCTTCACTCCCGATGCTGACTACGAACCTGCTACTAAGAAGTATACCGATGATTTGGTTGCCGCAACAATACCTACTGGTGTTATTATATTGTGGTCTGGGGCTATTGTAGATATTCCAGATGGTTGGCATCTTTGTGATGGAACAGATGGAACAATAGATTTGCAGGACAAGTTTGTAGTAGGGGCTGGCAACACTTATGCTGTGGCAGCAACTGGTGGTTCTACGAGTCATGGTCACGCAGATACCCTTGCTTGTGCAAGCCATACTCATCCTGCTGGAACTTTAGTGCATGCACATACCCACTCATTACCAACAGCTTATTGGCACACTGCAGGTTCTAATCAATGGGCAACCATTGCTACAGTTACTGGAGCTGCATCATCCTCTGCGGTTACTGGCAACACTGGTGCTACGGCTCCAGCATTAACTGGAAGTGTGACCGATGCAACAACATTACCACCATATTACGCATTGGCATTTATTCAGAAGGTATAAGATAGGAGGTGTAACAACATATGAATATTGGTGAGTTTTTTGGAGGGAAAGAAGCCGAATTAAAAACACTAGAAACCCTAGACCCACAACAAAGGGCATTGTTTGATAAGTTTGGTTCTTATCTAACCAGTAGTGTAGGAGAGGGAGCAACACCTTGGACGGGTGCGTTTGGGGTAGACCCATCTAAATATGAGGAGATGGGGTTGGGACAGCTTGGTAAGTATGTAGGTGGGGAACCTTCGGAACTGCAAAAGTTTGGGGTGGGGCAGTTTACAGAAGCCCTTAAGGGATTATCACCTGAGTATATGGAAGACATATATAGAACATCATACCTCCCCAGGCAGGAGAGGTTGTTTAAGGAAGAAACCATTCCAGCCATAAGAGAGAGTTTCATCGGTCCCGGAACATTTTACAGTGGTGGTGGAGCTTATGGTGGTAGGACTGGCGCTGAAGCTAAGGCAGCGGAAACATTTGGGGAATTTACAGCCGGCCAACTAGCTGACCTCATATTTAAGGGACAAGAATATGGGAGAGAGTCGTTGGATATGTTACCAGGCATGGTTAGCATGGTGGAGGAAGACCCACTAAGGAGAGCTACCGCGGGGTTAACCCTTGGGAGTTTGCCTAGAGTGTTGGAACAGCAGGAATTGCAGGCTAGAATGAATGAATTTATGAGAACCCAACCTGAATATAGTCCAATGTTACAATATCTACAACCTTATTTAGGAACTCAAACTATGGCGAGTTATATGCAGCCTGGATATGAGAGTCCATTTTTGTCGTTGTTAGGAACGGGTTTAAAAGCTGCTGGGACGTATGCTGGTATGAAGGGAGGTGAAGGGTAATGGCTGGAATACAACATTTAGGAACGATGCCGAGGACACCCCACTGGTCTCAAACTTTGAGTAGAGGTATTGAGGGAGGTGTTGGTTCGTATCTAGGTGGTCAACAACTGGCTGAAGCATCTAAGAGGGAAGATGAAGTGTTAAACCTTAAGAGACAAGATGTAGAGACGAAGAGAAGTCAGGTAGCTTTAGCAGAGAGAGAATTAGATTTTCAAGAGGATAAGTTAGATGCCGAAGTTAAGAGAAGAGAGAGGGATACATTTATTAGTGCATTTCAAACAGCTGTTAGTGCAGGAGATAGAGACGCAGCAAAGCAGATAGCTGGGACTATTAAGGAGAAGTATGGTATTGATTGGACAGACTTATCTGAAATGCCCTCTGGAACACAAAAGGAACGGGCAGAGGAAGCTATAAGTAAAGGACAAACATTACCAGGTATGAGTATGGCACAGACTGAAAAGGCGGCTGGGGTGTTGATATCACCTAAGGAGCCGACAAAGATAACTGCAAAAGATTTATCAACACTAGCAGCAGCCAGTATTGCTAGTCAACCTAGGAGTTGGATGGGACGTATGGTTGATAGATTACCTGGACAAACTCAGTATGAAAGAGCTAAAGGAGAGGTTGGTGCAATACCTAAAGATGTATTAAAGATGTATAGGGCACAATTCGGTGCTGTAAATAATGAAGACCCTTATAATGTGTTTGGACCTGGTGGGTCATTGATGGAGTGATAATATGGACCTTAAGGATTTTAGAACTAAATATCCACAATACAATAAGGTGAGTGATGCCACCCTTATATCTAGGGTTAATGCTAGACACCCTGGAACTATAACGGTGGAAAATCACCCCACCCTTTCAGAATGGAAACCAACTGCTAAACATGTAGGGAAATATGACCCGAGAAGAATGTTGCCCCGTTATGCACATCTCCCCATAGACCCATCCAAAAAGGAGAAGACACCATCAGATATAGCGAGGGATGGAGCTGATGTGTTTTTCAGGTTTCAGATGCCGGAAAGTGAGGCGAGGGAACGGGTTAGTTTGGCTATTAAGACACCCAAGATACTCAACGTGATAAGGGATGAATACCCTGAGTATGATAGTGTGGACGATTTTACCCTTATGGAAAAGGTGGCTGACAAACATCCAGAATATAGTTGTTATCTGACGGAGATGAGAAGTAGAAGGAAAGACCTTTATAAAAAAATAGATAAGATAGAATTTAAAAAGAGCTTGGGTGCGTCTCTAGACATGGATGAGGCATACATAAATAGCATTGTGTTGCCTGAGGATAAAGGAAGGGTAGTTCAACAAGGTTTGTTGGGGTTTTATGACACCGCATCATTTGGTCTTAATGATTACGTATTAAATAGGATAGGTTATGAAGCACCCCAACCTGAGACAGGTATGGAAGCCGTATCCAAGGGTGTTGGTTCTCTTGCTGGTTATATTGTTGGCCCACTTGAAGTTGGGTCTAAGGTGGTTAGTTCCATTCCCGGGTTGGCTAAGGTGTTCGAACCTATCAAAGCATCATCCAAAATGCAAATGGCTCTAAAACCATTACTCCAAAGCGGTTTGAGTTTGGGTGCGGCGGCGGCTACCCTCGTACCTAAGGATGCTTATGAAAAAGGTATCATCCAACCTGGGCAGAGAGTTAAAGCATTTGGCGGTGGATTTATATTTGGTGCACCACTAGGCGCCCTTGGGTTTATTCCCAGTAGAACTGCGAGGATGATTAGCACCAGTTTGTTTATGGGTGTTCCATCTACCCTGAGGGAGGATAGTCTTGAGGAGCAGGTATTTAACTATGGGTTTGGTGCGTATATGGGGATACATGGGTTTAGAGAGAAGTTGAAGAGAGATACAGAGTTGTTGAGAATTGTGGAACATGGTTGGGATACTAAGAAGGGGCAAGACCAACTGTTTAAGGATGTTGATTTGTTGCTGGATGAGTTTGAGGGAATGGCGAGGAGTGAAGGTAAGGTATATAAGAATGTGCTAGATGTTGGGAGAGGTAGATATGTTCCAGCATATAAAAATTGGAGGAGCCAGACCCTGAAGAGAGTTAAAGTTAGAATGAAACAGTTAAAAACAAGTAAGGGATTTCAGCTGAGGAATGATAAGATTAGTCAGATATTTGAAAATCTTAAGGATAAACCCTTATCTAAATTGACCGATACACAACTCTTTAATCTTAATGAACACATAAAACCCCAAAACACCCCTGACGCACCCCTAGATATATTTCTATCTAGACCTCCAGCTAAGCCAGGCATAAAAGGTAAGCATCTGACCCCCTTTCATTGGTTAGCTAGACTTGGATATTCCAGTTTAGAACATCTAGGTTTTGGTGGATTGATGGAGAAGGGAATGACGGGTGAGGTGTTTAGGAGTGATGTTAAGGCGAGTAAGATGTTATTGTTACACAGACAACTAACTAATAGGTGGAAGGCTATTGTTGGAACAAATCCCGAAACCGCCCGTAGAATATTTTTAGATAGGGATGGTAAACTCAATCTTAAACAATTGACTAAAAATCACCCGAAGTATAGTAAAGAATATAAGACGGCCAAACAGATAGAGAGGTATTGGAATGTTTGGCTGGACCTTCAAAACAGGCATAGGACCAAGTTTGGATTGAAATCTATCAAACCTCTCAAGGGTGCGTATGCAACCCATACGTTTGATGCAATCAAGGTCGAGGCTCAAAATAAGAAATACCCCTATCCAGACTTTCTTCAGGATATTATGGAATACACTATTCCTAAAAAGGCTAGACAACCCCACCTGGAAAAGAGGAGAGGTGCGAGGGGATACAAGGAAAACATATGGGCGGCTCTCGACGTGTATAGTTTTTGGGGCACTAACTATGTAACTGATGATGGGTTGAGGCAGGCTAGTAGAGTTAGGGATTTTATTGGGAGAGAGTTGAGGATAAATGAGAAGAGAGGTAAGGAGAGCCCAATACATCTCTTGGGTATTAAGAAGAGTTTAGAGGGGTGGATAGATAGGTATGCAGGTAGACCTGGAAAGATAGATACATTTATTAAGGATAGTGTAAGGAGCCTACCCGAGTCTCTCCGTCCTTATGCAATGAACTTGGAAAAACTCTCTGGTATATGGAGGAGTATATTATACACGGGTGCTATGGGATGGAGACCTAAACTTGCCCTTAGGAACCTTGGACAACATAGTTTGATTATAAGTGTGGTTGGACCAAAATACACTTGGAGAGCTATTAAGAATAGAAAGAGACCTGAGGTGCGGAGACTGTGGAAAGAGAGTCAAGTGCTGGCGACGAGGGAGTTGGGATTTGCTCCCGAGGTTCCCTACAGTGCTGGAGTGTCGGGATTGGAGAGAGTTAGGAGAAGTGCCTTTTGGATGTTTAGAACGGCTGATAGAATAAACGTTCAGGATGCGTTTCTGGCTGGTTATTATGAGGCGAGGGGTAGGGGACTACCCAACAAGAAAGCTATAGTTAGGGGAGATGAAGTTGCGGCAATTACCCAATATATGTATACTAAAGGTAATAGGGGACCGATAAGTAATTTGTGGGGCTTGTCATCCAGCGCAGGTAAAGTAGCTAGCATGTTTACGACTTGGCCGATAAACAAGATTGAGTTTGACCTTATGATTTGCAAGCCTGAGAATAGGAAGATGTTAGTCAGATATCTAACCCTGGTTGGTTTGATGGGTTTGACTGGTTTAGCGAGCAATAGTAAGATTAAAACTACGGCATATACTGGTTGGGGAGCCGAAGTGGGGCTGGCAAGGAAATTGATGGATGGGTTGATTGATTGGAAGTTTGTGTTGAAACCTAAACTTTTACTGGGCAAAGATGTGAAGAAAGGGGTAGATGACGATAACCTTTGGAATATTATACTATATGATACTAACAAAAACACGCCATTATGGGAGAGATTTTAATGAATGCATTATTTATATCTAAGGATGGAGATAGTCTTAGTATTGCGAGGAGAGTTGAGAGAGAGGGGCATGTGGCCAAGATGTATATCCACGACAAAAAGGCGAGGAATGTAGGTAATGGTCTTATTAGTAAGATAGATGTGTCCTTGATGGATGAGAAAGGAAAACCTAATAAAACTAATATATCTAATATTGTTAGAAAGGTGGAACCTGATGTTGTGGTGTTTGATATGGTTAAGCTTGGGGACACCGCTGACTACTTCAAATCTCTAGGTTTGGCGGTGTTTGGTGGGTGTAAGTGGGCTGATCACGCTGAGCTTAATAGGGAATATGGTTCTAAACTTATGACTGCGGCCGGAATAGGTATACCTAAAACTAAAATGTTCAAATCAGGCCAAACTGAAGATGCAATTAAGTTTGTTAGAAAATCTAAAGAAACATACGTATATAAACCTTCAGGTAATATTGAGGTAGCTCATACCTATGTGAGTCAAGGACCAGAAGATCTCATCGCGGTGTTGGACATGTGGAAGGATGACAAGGCCGACTTTGAATTGCAGGAATACATATCTGGTGTTGAAGTAAGTTGTGAGATGTGGTGGAACGGCTTTACATCTCACCTATTGAATTGGACTATGGAAGAGAAGAAGTTAATGAATGACGGCATAGGTCCAGCTACAGGGTGTATGGGAAACGTAGTGGCTAGATGTAATAGAACATCTAGATTGTTTAAGGAAGGCGTTAAAAAGATGGAACGTCTCCTGAAAAAGACCACCTATCGTGGACCAATAGATCTCAATAGTATTGTAACAAAGGATAAGTTGTATGGGCTGGAATTTACGGTCCGAATGGGTTATGATGCCGTTCAAGCCCTATTGGAATTATACAAATCTTCCATATCTAGACTGTTGTTTGATGTAGCTAGTGGCAACAAACCTAGGGAAGATTTTTATCAAGGATTATCTATCTCTGTTCGCCTATCTCTCCCTCCATACCCATCTGATACCAAGACCCCCATTGATAAGTTCCCCATTATTGGGGTTAATGATAAGATGAGGAAACACATTTGGCTTGGTGATGTAATGGCGGGGGATAAACATTATCAGTGTAGTGGGTATGATGGGATGCTTGGATGTGTTACAGCCCGTGGTAGCAATGTTAGGGAGTGTCGGCGTCGTGTATATAGAACTATAGACAGTCTAGTTATACCTAATGTTCAATATAGGACAGACATAGGAAAGCGTGTTGGAGAAGATTTTAATAAACTAAAAAAATGGGGATGGCTATAGTTCTACCATTCCCAAGTGTGGAGTTCTATAATTAGTTTTCTTAATATCCTTTCCTTCTGTGAAGAGAGCAAAACCCATATCTGTCTCAACCACACAAACATCATCAATCTTATTATACTGAAGAAATGGTTCTAAATATCTCCTCAACTCATGTAAATCCATTCCTTTAGTCAATTGATACTTAAATTTTTGTGGCATATATTTCCACTCCCAAACCCGCTTTGTAATTTTAGTAACTTCAAATTTTGAATTTACTAATTCAAACTCCACAAGTCTATAGTGTCTTATAGTATTTTTTACCATTCTTAATAGTCTCCTTTATTACCTCACTACTCAACAATCCCTCAATTACCTCATTTATTTTCTTACTATTCATACAATATGACAAACTTCTTAACAACTCACTATACCCAACTTCATCCCTTCGGGATATCACCCTAAGAACCTTATCTGTATCTCTCCCTTCACTGGTAACCTCAATAAGTTTAATGGTCTGGGGCAACTTCTTCTCATTAACATTTAGGGAGTGTAGAGACTTGGCTAAGTCTTCTGCCTCCACGATAAGTCTATCGCCCCTACACGCACATCTCAACATACCCAACTTTAGAAGGGTATCGTGTTTCCTCCCATAATATCCGTTGAGAGCTTTTTCCTTATACATCTCAGGTTTGAATACATCAACATACCAATCTTCAAACCAGTCCATTGCATCTCTACTCAACTTAAACTCCCCTCTCAACTTACCTATCTCCCCAAGGTCGCTAACCAACTTCTTCCTCATCTCCCTCATCTCATCTGTTATAATAGGAAAGGCAACCAATCTGTCTGGTCTGTCTTGATATACAAATATAACCCTGCTGGTAAATCCACCACCAACACTATGTTCCGGCATCCCACCCTTTAACCAATCTGGAGTGGTAGCACCAAGTATATTACAACAACAATTATACACCTCTTCCTTACCCCTAACAATCGTATGATAATCTAATATATCCTCACAATCATACAACTTAGTTAGTAGTTGTATTAAACCCGCATCTCTCGCACTAGCCGATAAAAATACACTAAGTTCGGAACTGATGAGGTAACCCGAGCTGATCTTGACTTTCTTATACCTCTCTCCAAGCATATTGATGAGAGCCTCAGGTGTTATTTTTTGGGAAATAATAGTTTTATTAGGTAGAGCGTCCTTAAATATCTTGTGTCCTATATTTACCGCGGTGGTCTTCCTAACCCGAGCTGAAGCCCCAACGAGGACAATATAGAGATTAGGGTAGAGTTTATAGTAGCCCCTATTTATAAATGAATTTCTATCCAAAGCGGCAGCTACCATACTATAACCTACCCACAAATGAAACATACTAGGACTTTCTTGACCTGAATTATAGTCTACATATTCCTTCAACCAATCGTTACATTTTCTCACTAATCCTCCTCCAAAAACATTTCAACAGCAACATCAGCGAGGTTCTTATTCAACTCTACAAAATTTCCTTTTCTATTTCTGTATCCAGAAGTAAATGCTAACTCACCCAGGGTGGTGTCATTCTCTCTAAGTATCTCATTTATCTTCTCTCTATTAGTCATGTTACCTCCTTCATTTCATCCCAGTTCTTTCCTATTTTAATCTTGATAGGAATAACCAACTCTCCTCTCCCAATTTTAATAGAAATGTCAAACGCTCCCCTAATAATTTTACATACTGTATCGACATCATCTGGTTTGCATTGCACTATAAACTCATCATGAACCTGGAGTATCAGTTGGGCATCCATTTCCTTATCCCATATATCCCACTTGGTATACAACATAGCTAGATTTAATACGTCAGCTACAGTTGATTGAGGTTTGTATGCATATGCTTCCCTCAACAATTGAGGTCCCCACCTGTCAAAGAACTGTCTCTTCCTACCCATGGGGGTGACTAAAATTCTACTCTTCCTGAGCTTAGCCTCAATCCCCATCTGCCACTTTCTAATGTTGGGGAAGGTATCGAAATATCTCACTATCAAATCCTTCGCATCTCTATATTCAACTTTAGAATACACACTAAAGGTTCTCGGCCCCATTCCATAGTTAAGGGCATGGGTCATTCTCTTAGCTGTAGTCCTCTCCTCCTCTCCCACCTTACTAATGTCTTTATTAAAAATCCATCCAGCAACTTCCCTAAATACATCTCCCTCAGATTTAAATGCTTCAATTAACTTGTCCTCTCCCGCAAGATATGCTACTACTCTCGCCTCAGCCTGGCTAAGGTCGACGGATATAAACATCTTACCCTCATCAGGAATAAACATCCTTCTACAATCACCCTTTGGGATATTTTGAAGGTTCGTTCCACTATCTAATACAATACTCTTACTGCTGGATAATCTACCTGTTTCAGGTCCAGATACTATATCGTCCTTTTCTATTCTCCCTCCAATATTGTAACTGGTATGCATCCTACCCTTCAATAGGGGAACTGTTAGGTAGTTGGATATAAGCTTCTGCTTCTTCTTGTATTCCAATATGCTGTCAAACAACAGTCTATGTTGGGGGAATGCCGCACTCAACTCATTGATGGCATCCTCATCAGCACTCTCCTTCTTGGTCTTCCTATTTATTTTAATGGGGAGTTGCATCTTTCTATAAAACAGTTCCTTCAGTTGGGCAGGGGAATTGATGTTAAGGTGTGGCAGTTCAGTTTCCTTTCTAATAAAATCTTCCAAGGAAGCAACTCTCTCCTCTTCCATTCGTAGTGCCTCCCTCATCACTCCCTCATCAATCTTCACTCCCCTCAACTGCATATCTAGTAAAACAGGAATTAAAGGGTGGACTAGTTTGTGATAAAAATCCCATACCCCAAACTCCCTCATATCCCCCTCAATCTTCTCTCCTACCTCAAAACAAATACATGCATCGAGGGCATTATACTGCCAAAAACTAATAGCCCCACCCCTTATCATATCTTTATAGTAGGGTTGCTTGGTGAAGATAGAACAGAGTATATCCAATCCCTTCTTCAATTCTGGATAGAGGGTGTGTTGGGCGCACATGGTATCAAGAACTAGGTTGTTAACATTTATACCGTTGTGGTGAGACAGGAACCCTACATCAAATTGTGCATTCTGGGCTACCTTCTCAACATCACTCTCCAACAAATTCTTAATTTTCTTAAGCACATATATCTCTTCATCCAAACTAAAATAAGGCTCACCTTTCTCATTCTCAAAGGGAATACATATAGCCCAATTGGGATTGTCGCTGAAGGCGATTGATAACATATTCTTATGCCCCTCTTCTCTCTGCGTTTCAATATCAAACGCAACTCTCTTGACCTTCATTAACCTCTCTAACTCCCTATAAACTATTTCAAAAGTGGGGGCGACAACCAATTCCCTCTTGGGGATGTCTAGCTCCCTACTCTCACTCTCCAACTTAACTCTCTTAAGGTCGAATAAGGCTAGTGGGGAATAGTCCCACATCCTCATAATTGCCGCGGGATGGATGGTGGGAATGACTTTGCAATTATACTCGTCCGACCAATAAATAGACCCCCTAATCTTGGTTATTTTACTCCTCCCACACAACACAACTGATGCCGCAGCACCCAAAGCACATATAACATTGGGTTTTACTTGTTTGATATCCTTATCTAGTTGGGTCATCCCCTTAACTAAATGTGCTTCTCCCTCGGGGTTGTTTCTGTCTAAGAACCACCCAAAGTTATTTCCTGGCGGTCTGACGAGGGCTAGATTTCCTATCCTACATTTAGCCCTATGGATACCCGCACTCATCAGAAGGGCATTCAGTATCCTACCCGCCCCTCCACAAAATGGCTCACCTTTGTCAACCTCCTGCTCACCCGGTGCTTCACCCACTAAATAAATTTTAGCATCTGTTGGACCTACATATTGAACTTCTATCATAGTCTCCTCCCCACGCTTCTAAATATCAGCCAATCTACGAACCTTACTAACATAACCCAGACGAATATCCAAAACAAGAATAGCATGGTTAGGATTGAAAGGGGAACTTCCCACAAATCTCTAAGTTTTAGCTTTGATTTCATTTTGTTTTCTCCTAAACATCTCTTCGTCAACAGCTTCAATTAGACTGGTTAATGCACATCCACTAAGTTTGGTTGCTTCCCAAAACTCATCATGGAATTTCCTTCCATCACTCTTCACTGCCATCCAGTTGTCGGAGACGGTTTCCATAATCCTTCTTGCCCTCAACAACTCCTCATTACTTATAATGCTGAGAATAAATTGTATCTCTTTCCCCCAAACCATGTGGAGTTTGTATTCCCCTTCTTTCCTAAACTCCTCAAACTCGTCAATCTTATCTGGATGTCTAATATCTCCAGGCTCATTGTCAATCCTCTCTATTCCCATCACTCATTTCCTTTCATCACATCTCTCACATATACAAGTGCCTTATTGTAATGGTCCTTACCCATCTCACATCCCCAACATCTCCTCCCAGTTTCTAAGGCAGACACGAGGACCTCACCACTCCCCGCATATGGGTCAATGACCATCTCACCAGGTAATGATGATTGTTCAATAAGTTTCCTAACAAAGGAACCCGGCATCTGGGCGGGGTGATGCTTTTTCTGGGGTGGAACTCTAGGTATGGTGAACACATTACTCTGCCCACTTTTAGCTAACTCTCTCCTCCCCTTCATACCAAAAAATCCCACGATATATGCATTAGAATAACTAAAGGGACTTCCCCCAATTCCACCACTCACCTTATTCCAGACAATAGGAACGGGGTTGACATTGAACCCAACCTCTTCTAACATCTCTCTAACCTTGAAATAATGTTGAATGCCGAAAAATACATAGATATGCCTGTCATTCTTCAACACCCTATAACTCTCCTTGATAACTTTTTCAAGGTCATCCATCACATCATACTTATCATCCTTATAAATCCCGTCTTTCCCTCCCCACGCTTCACTCATCTTGCCATCATCAAGACCTATAGCAAATGGTGGGTCGGTAAATAGGAGGTCAGCAAAGCCGTCCTTCAATTTCTTCATTTCCTTGGCACTATTACCAAGCACCAAACACTTATCAACATCAACATCCTTAACAATTCTAGCCAGGTGACCAGTTAACGCTCTCTCCTTCAGTCTAAGATACCTTTTCCAAGCAGTGGATTTATTCTTCTCCTTAGATAATTCAGGAAACTCTTCAATAGCCTTAGCCAGTTTAATATCTTGACTAGTGGTTCCAGTGCTTTCTCCAAGAGACTTGGCAGTGTCATCCAATGACCAACCACCACCATGACCCTTAACCGATGAACCGTATAACTTCCTCTTAATAGTATCGACTTCCTTCTTAGCCTTCACCTCTTCCTGCCAGTTAAAATCTTTCCTCTTTATATTCTCCTCAATTTCTATTTCCCTCTTTGTAAGCTCATCTACATCTTCAAAAGGTCTAACCTCAATCTCTTCCAAACCCAATACCACATGGGCTTTAAGTCTCCTCTCTCCCGCTACAAGTTTCATATCCTTATCCACTAAAATAGGATGAAATAGACCATATCTCTGAATACTCACCGCTAACTCTTCTATATCCCCATAGTCATCTCTCACCCTGTTACCTACCTTAATATCCTCAATCTTAACTTTTGTTTTTGCCATTATTCATACTGCCTCCTTTCTTATCTAAACTGGTGGCTAGTTGGCAGTTTGGCAACTGCAGCAATTGGTAAACTAACTGGATTGCTGATTTGAACAGCGTATCCATCTTCTCAAACCAGAGAATTAGCCCTTGTTACCAGCAAGATTGCTTGACCCGCCTTGAACATTGGTCACAACCAGCCAGTTGTGGGAGAGTGCAAGACCTATCCCCTCAACCAAGATTGAAGGTATTTGGTCTAGATTTAGTCAATTTGCCGTGACCCACCAAACAAATGGTGGGTTTCACAACCTCTTCTATTTAAGCACTCTCCCAACCATTTTGGTTTAGTAAGTTCAAAATTTGAATTTACTAACCAGCTCAGCTCTTCGTTGCAGGATAAAATCCATCAATCCTATTGTAGATTTTACCATCATACTCCTTGTGTCCAACCTGAACATCCAATGCCTTACCCAGAACATCTTCCGTGCTAAACCCGTCCTTGGTAAATGGCACACCAGCAGCAGCCAGCATAGATTTCAGGTTCCACAGTGCCTGTGGCTTTAGGGAACAGCTCCACCACAGATGTTTCTTGGCATGTTTCGGCCCCGTGATTACACCCTCACACGCAATCTTCTCACCTGTTTTGTCAACTGTAGCTTCCTTATTGCATGCGTGCATCTGAACGGTATATCTTCCATCTTCTACAGGCTCTCTACCTGTTTCAACCTTGTCAAAATCAGGTATATCGATTCTCATTTTATTTCACCTCCTTTTAAGTGGATTTAACATTTGTTTGTAATGAACTCCCAGTAAATGTCATGAGAGGAAAATCACTTGTATCCTTTACATATATTGTGTTTTCAGACGGCAAATCAAATGTATACTCACTGGTTTTACCTGCTTCCTCTTCCACACCAGTATATGAAGAGTTTGTTAAAAAGGGCGGACGAGGACATTTATTCTATCTAGGTCGTATGAAGCAAGAATTTCAGCCGCTTTGATAGTAACCTTCGTGGCTGCTGCTTGCTCACCTTTAGCCACTACAATCTCTGGTTGTAGGACTAACTCCTCAGGTTTCTGCTCCTCATCTTTCTTATTTTTAGGTATATATGTTGCCGCTACCCAGTATAACACCTATTTCACCTCCCTTTTATTTTATTCATTATAAGACTGTAAGGGTCATCAGGTTTCCCATCCTTGCTCCAATCCATTACTGTATCAAGAACCCCCAGTCTACTCTTCGCACTATACTTCACATCTGCCCTCGTTAACATCTGATAAACAGCCTTCCCCTTAGTATCTCTACTAACCTGCATTCTATAAACCTCATCAAACCAAAGGGGTATCTGTCCAGGTAATTTCTTTCCCACAATCAAGGGTTGGATTAGCACTTCACTCGTGATGTCATCCTGGATTAGCTGTTCATGTGCCGTAACTACAACATTAGGTGCCATTCTAGTTACCCTACTAAATGTGTTTTGGAGTTTGTTGATTAGCATTCCCCAATCATGTAGGGTTGGCATCTTCCTCTTACTAACATACAACACCTCTTCCATCATCAGTTCCTGCATTATGGTAACACTGTCAAACACGAGGGTGTCATAAGGACAACTAGTTTCAAGTTCCTGTAGCTTCATCTCTGCCTTGCCCCAATCCTTGTATGTATCATACTCAACATCCTTCCCCCTTTGACTCAACATTCCATTGTCAAAGTCAAACACATAAGCCTTAGGAAAACTGCAGGCAAATGTTGTCTTTCCCGTCCCTGACTTTCCATAACACAACACCTTTAATTTAATGCTGTCTGTTTTGATATCCTTCGCATTTACCACTCTATCACCTCCTCTAATCTAAAATAAATCGTTCATCTAACATCTCTTCCAATACATCTTCCAAATCTTCCCACTCTTCCGTATCCATCTTACTATCCCCTATGCTCCATTTTTCATTCTCATCTCAATTATCTCTCTCCCCGCACTGGCTATATTCAACCCACAACCCCCACAATACAAAGCCGTAACGGGATTTGTTGCACTACAATCAGGACATTCAAATTTTGAATAGATTGTTTTAGTTCCGCAGTGGGTGCAGAATGCCCCTTCCTTTCCTGTTTCATTACACTTTTTGCAATACATCTATATCACCTCCTCCCACAGTTTATTTCATCATTAGCACACCAACACTCAACACTATTGCACCAAAGAAATACAATGCCCTGCCAATATCTCTCTGCCACAGATATGATATACATATAATGACATACTCCACAATTAGTATCTTTAGTAATGTGTCACCCATTATTCATTCAATCCCTCGACTATTGCTTTTGCTAAATCATCTTTATGAATAGATAAAAAAGCAAATGACCTTTTTAGCCCCAATTCTTTTATTCCATTGGCATAAATTTCTATTGTCTTTTCTACCCTCTCTACCTCATACCTACGCCTGACTTTGAGGATGGCGTCTGTTACTTGGTCAACAGTTTCAAAAGAAATAGGTTTATCAAGTTTTTGTCCTTGATAGTGTCCTTCATAGTATAAATTCTTTAATTTCTTTCTAATCTCATCTCTCTCGGTCATTTTCTTGTTCCTTTTGTTCAAATCTAAATAATTGATAAGGTAATTTTGCAATAATCATATCTGTTCTATTTATAATGGTTTCTACTGTTTTATCTCTCTCGGTTTTATTGGTCTTATTTGCCTTTAAGATTTTATAGTTAGGTTCTTCTCTAAAACATTCATCAAATTTTTGTTGTTCACTCATAATGTCCCCTTAAAAACTAATTTTCTCATATCTTCAAGATGATATTTTGTGGATTTTAATTCACCTTTTAATTCTTTTTCAACTTCTGGTTCATACCCCGCTTGAGCCAAAGCAGTCGCAAGGTTCTTCATAAAATTAGTTACTTTACCAAAATGACGTCCAATCTTAATAGAGGGTTGGGTTTCGAGATATTCATCAAATTTTTTAAAAACTAATTTCATTGGTTGTGCTATAAATCTTTGCCCTCTCTCATCTTCTTCAATAATATAAATATTGGTTACATCTGCAAAAGCGTCTTCTTTAATATGAACTTTCATAATGCCTCCTCGATTTTATTGGTCATTTTTCGCTCCTTTCTTTTAATCTCTTACTTTACCACTAAATAATATCCAATAAAGAAAAATAACTATTACAAGACTTATGAAAAATGCCCACCATTTTTCTGTTCCAGCCCAATATCCTGCCCACAGAAAACCAAAACCATAAAATATAACTACTGTCCAAATTTTCACAATACCTCCTTCAATACTTGTTTTAGTTAGGTGAAAATAATATTTTTAATAATGTTTTTACATCTACAAGGGCATGCATTTTGCCTGCTCTTACAAGGTCAGGTTTATCACATAAATCAGATAAAGTTCTTGGGGCATATTGTCTTTTTAATTCATTAATCTCCCTCTCAATAGCGGTGCGGATTTTCTTTGTTATTCTTTCGGCGTTTTTAAAGATAGTAAAATCACTAATACTCTCGTGTATAGTTGGATAATAACATTTGTGCATTTCCTCTATTAAAATCTCTCTTATGGTTTTTGGCTTTTTCATATTCTTACCCTTGCTATAGTTTCCAAGTGCTTAATAAATTTTTTCAACTTATTTCTACCTATAGAGCGTCCTAATATTTCATCGGAGATATAATTATGGGGGGCTTATTTCCAATCTATTATTTTCATAGATTATGCAATTACTTGTATATCCCTCACTTGAAATAGAATATTTAACGCTTATCTTCTTCATCCTTCACTCCTTTGGTTGGGGATTAACATTATATTCTACCCACCCTTTCAACACATTAAATATTCCTTCATAATCTCCGATATTAAACTTCTGAGGTAATCGTTCTTCGTCCACAGCCAATTGCGACCAATGTGAATTACCATAAGCATAAGGGAAAATCCAATGTTCTCTTGCCTCATCATAACCTTCTTTAAAATCTTTTTCACACTTAAACCATAATTGAATAGGTCCATATTCTCCATCCCATTCTGCTGCAACTCCGTTTTTTACATAAGCAAAAGTAATACAGGGTTTAACTCTATCTTCCCATCCCGAGTATTCTTCAGTATTTTCCCGATGTCCTAAATACCATTTCTCTCCTTTTAGCGATTTTTTCTTTAATTGCCCTGAAACACAAATAAAACAATTTTTTAAACCTTTAAATGGTATTACAGCTACTCTCTTCATCTTCTCACTCCTTTATTAAGGATTAGCTGGCAGGATTTTCACCTGCACGATGAGCTATATCGGCAGCCTTCTAAGGCTGGAGTTCAACCAGCGCCTCGTGCTCGTCTTACTTTGGAGTGCGTCTAATTCCGCCACAGCTAATCCCCCTACCAACATCATTTTACTCCTTCACCTCTGGTTCAACTTCCCTATACTTAAAATTACAAGGCAATGGATTGTGTCCATACAAACATAGGGGTTTATAGATACACTCCCCATACATTGAACATTGTTTAGTATTGTATATCCACCTGTTTTTTAATAATGCCCTTTCTACATCTTCCACAATTTTCTGGTAGTTAATGGGAAAGGCATTCATCTCCCTCTCGGTTCTCTCACTCTTATCTCTCTCAAATCCCTGCTTGGTTTTAGCTACCTGTATACCATCTATAATACACCCAGCACAACTCCCCACCAACTCTCTAGTGGCGTAACAATACCCATCAATTTGAAGGTTGGGTCGAAATTGTTTAAAAAACGACAATCCCATAGATTTTGTTGTTTTGTAATCCCAACTATACACCAAATCATCAAGGTCGACAATCTTGTCAATCCTTCCCGCAAACACACTCCCTCCAGGCATATCTAAATGAAACTCAACCTCAAGGTTCCTGACATTATACTCATCATTTTTCCACCTCTCCACATATTCCTCAAATATTAACTTTCCCCTCTCCTTAGTTCTCGTTTCATCTGCAATGAATTTGGGTAGTTGGTCAAAACATTTCAACCCTTTTTCAACATCTTTATCCTTGTTTAAGTAATACAATGCCTCGTGCATTATAGTTCCAAATACGAGAGGTGGTCTAGGCTCTACTGGTTCAATACCCAATACCCACTCGTAATAACATTTCATTTGGCATTGTAGGAAGGAGCCGAGAAAGGTAGAGTCGTATATTCTATTCTCAAGGTCCATTACGTGCTTGTGTTTCTTCATTACTTCTCCTCCATCTCATACTTAACACATCTCACCTTAATAACATCGAAATACACGCCTAAAATCGTATTCAACAGCCTCTCCACATCTCCGTCATTGTAAGGTATGTTTTTCAAGGTGACGGTTGCTATATGATACTTATCCATTACTCTCCGCTCCTTTCACGTCATCATAGGTTATATCAACCATTAAAGTTTGGGGTGCCTTACCATCAAAAGCACTCTTCTGAATATACAAAT